GGGAAAACCCCGGAGCAAAGAAACAATCAACCATACCTCAATGAAAGGACGCGAACCGCGCCAAGAAAAATGAATAGTCCGAGTCCGAATCCGAGTCCGAGCCCGTTGGTTCCCCAGGGCTCCTTCCTCGAGCTATGCCCGGTGAGGAATCTGGCGTAACAGCCGTAATCCTCATATCCGGGGTAAGCTTGGGCCTGCTGTGCATACCCCCACCTTCAGAGTAATCTGAAGAACACAAGAAGGGAACTAACTCAGGTGTCGACCAAAGTACCAAAGACGTCTTCCAAAGCTTTTGTGAAGACGTTCCCAGGTGTAAAGGTAATTCCTACCAATACCCTACAGAAATCATCTGTAGGAAACTTTGGTTCGACGATATCCAAATTATGGATATCAGAAGGTCACCCAATTGACCGGAAAACCGGTCACCGGGTGGGTGGAGGGCCGTTTCACGTGACCCATACCGGACCTTATATAAGGTTCGGTCATGTTGATGGGGTATTCGGAGGCAACAATCTCGAATTATTATATTCGGGACCTGTCTACGGTATCCAACAACATGCCACTGCAGTGAAAGAACATTACGACAGCTCTACTCCGTCAACCATGGACGAAACGTCTATGAATGCGGATGGAGCGACCGCGATTTCTCTCGTTGCACCAACTAATCCTACGGCGAATCTTGGCACTTCTTTGGCTGAAATCTACAAGGAGGGATTTCCATCTCTCCCCGGGATTCAGTCTTGGAAGGCCAGGACCCGATTCCTAAAAGGTTTAGGGTCGGAGTATTTGAACTACCAATTCGCGTTGTCACCACTACAGAGTGAAGTTCACGATGTAGTGAATGCAGCACGATATCATCGTGACATAATGCAAAATTATGAGCACAATGAAGGTAGGAATATACATCGCCGTTTTGATTTTTCTCCTGAGGTTACCGAATTCACCGAGGAGCTTGCTCCTGGTTTTGCTATCCTTCCGCTGAACGCAACTTACTTAGCGGGTGGTAGCGAACCGAATTCGGCCACGGTCGTCGTACGTTGCCGTAAGGAACGTAAACGATGGTTCGAGGGCTGCTTTACCTATGGTGGACCCGGAGAATCTGATAAGTTCTCCGACCACATTGGTTTCGGCCGAGAGGCCGATGCAGTCTACGGACTCAGTCTTACTCCCAGTACTCTTTGGGAGTTGACGCCGTGGAGTTGGGCCGTCGATTGGTTTACGAATGCCGGTGATGTTATTAATAACATCACCAATTTCGCAAACGCCGGTCTTGTGATGCGGTATGGGTATATGATGGAGGAATCCATTAATACCTATTACACCGAATACGGGGAGAATCTATGGAGGGTTTATGATTCTTATAAACCAACCAAAAAATCTCACCCCGATCGGATGGGCGGATGCTCTATTGGACAGAAAACTGTTCGCAAGAGCCGATGCCCCGCTAACCCCTTCGGGTTTGGTGTTGGTTGGGAGGGTTTATCACCGACCCAACTCGCCATAACTGCAGCACTCGGTATCACCCGGGTGTTGAAGTAGTAGTTCACTACGACAACAATCCAGGTGGCACGAGCCACCGTTCCTAAAGGAGTGTGCCTATGGCACTGACCGATCCCCAGAAATTCAAAGAAGTCGCTGGTACCGAAGTGGAAGCCCCTCGCGTTGCGACGGGCGACCATAAGTCGGTCTATGCGTCTTCCGACGGACTCAACGTTCTCACCGTTTCAACTTCTGAAACTGGTGGTGGACGTTACCGTCATCTGGTGCGTATCGACACTAAGAAGCTCACTACTAACCCGTACGAAGAAACCAAGAAACAGTACGTCTCCATGTCGACTTATGTCGTCGTGGACCGTCCTGAAGCTGGTTTTACCGTTACCGAAGCGCTCAAAGCTGTGGAAGGTCTTGTTGGCCTTCTTTCAGCCTCGACGTATACGGTCACCAAAAAGGCCATCGGCGGAGAGAACTAATTCTTCGTCGCTGGACCTGCTTTTAGACTATCTAACTGATGGTCTTTAAGCTCTTGGTGAATGGGTTATCCACCATATTGCTCTATGATGAGCTACTGGTAGAGTTCCTTGAGAAAGGAGGTAGTGACTTGAGAGGCGATTATGATTATCACCACTCAACCGCAGGTTCCCAACACGTAGTGCTCATCATTTTGATTTGCATTGCAGTGCTGGGGCTAGCGGGTCTTCTTATAGGCCTGAACATACTCGACCACCTTTAGGGTGGTCAGCCATAGATTGGAACCTATGGTGTATGTTCTCCCTTCAGTGCAGGTAGGCTAAGGATAACCACCTCTATTAGGAGGAGTTATGAAAAGCCTGACCGCACTCTGGTGTGTGCTAGCCAATGAAATGGCTAGTAGGTGTAGCACGAGCACCACCATGGATATTAATACTATCCATGAGCGTATCAAACACGAGGGTTTATCGTTTCTTACGATAACCCTTCCAACCTTTGGAAAAGACTTTCAGTACTGTCTTGACCAAGGGTTTGTTGTTCCCAAAGCCTTTCTCTCGTTTAGAAAGACTGGCTCGTGTCTCCCCTCATTTCTGAGAGGTTTCACGGAACAGGTGTTTGATAACAATTCTGGTGTCCTTTTGGACAATCCAGACATCGATGCAATTATTGCCATAAGACAATTGACTTTGATCTTTGGCAAGATGTTGCTGCCCTGCACTCCCGAGAGGGAGCGTAAGGCTATGTCCGAATATGTTCAATGTGATATGGAGGTCGGAGATGTTGAAGCCACTTTGCCTGATTCTGATGTTCATGAATTTGGCCGTGTGGCTCAACTTTTGTTTGGAGATCTCTTCTCTGTCCTAGACCGTAAGGTCTATGACGGGTCGATTGTCCCCAAACACGGTCCCGGTGCTGTAGCCGAGAGACTTACCAGTAATGGTAAGTATCGGAGCAAGTACTGGACCGCCCGTCTTGAGGAAGTCTTCCATGTTGGAGACTTCCTTTATCCGAACAGCCGCCATATAGGTGACTGTTATGAGGATGACGGGATCGACTTCCACGAACCTGGTGCTGAGCTACCCTCTAGGGTAATATCAGTTCCTAAGACGCAGAAGACGCCCCGCATCATTGCCATTGAGCCCTCTTCTGTACAATACGTACAGCAGGGGATACTCGAGGTTTTGATGCAAAAGATTCATTCGAGTTTCTTGAATGAATTTATCGGTACTAAGTCCCAAGAGCCTAACCAGCTCTTGGCTCAGAAGGGTTCCGATTCACGGGACCTTGCCACGCTCGATTTGAGCGAGGCATCCGATAGGGTGTCAGCTAAGCTCGTTTCGGAGCTAATGCGCAATCATCCTCTTAGCAAGAGGGCGGTTTTTGCATGTCGTTCCGAACGGGCCTCTGTACCTGGATTTGGGGATATTCCCCTATCCAAGTTCGCGTCTATGGGTTCGGCTCTTTGCTTTCCCTTTGAGGCTATGGTCTTCTTGACCATTATCTTCTTGGGGATTGAGAAAGAGCAAGGACACCAGTTCACCAAGAAATCAGAGTTTCTTGATTTTCTCGGTGAGGTGCGCGTCTACGGGGACGACTTGATTGTCCCCGTTAGATATGTGCATACCGTCGTCGATCTTCTTGAGCACTTTGGTGCCCGAGTTGGTCGCAGCAAGAGCTTCTGGAACGGTTCGTTCCGGGAGTCTTGTGGGAAGGAGTACTATGCTGGCCATGACGTTTCCATTGTCAAGGTCCGGCGGGTATTTCCTTCACGGCGGCAGCAAGTTGCAGAGGTTGTATCATTGGTAGAACTCAGAAACCAGCTATATTTTGCTGGCAACTGGGCTACTGTCCAATGGTTAGATGGCAAAATTACCAAGGTGCTTTCGCACTTTCCGGTAGTTGAGCCTACTTCCCCTGCGTTAGGTCGTCACTCCTTTCTTGGTTATGTTTCCGAGAAGGAAGATGAGTACCTCCATAGGCCTCTGGTTAAGGCCCATGTGGTATCATCCGTCTCCCCGAGAGATCCTCTCGAGGGTTCGGGTGCCTTGCTCAAGTTCTTCCTTAAGCGTGGCGTAGAACCCACGTTTGATAAGGAGCACTTGGAACGCGCTGGGCGTCCTCGTACCGCCTACATCAAAACGAGGTGGGTACCTCCATTTTAGGAGATCCCTGGTGTTTCGTACTATGTACGATTCCCGGTTAATTCCGGGTGGGAGACT